CTCAAATCCCATTTTTACTGAAGCGCATCAGGCGGCCACGTTCATGGTCGCCCGACACTATATCTATCATGCCTTTTCAGTCCACGCTTATCCCGAACTCGCGTTGTTGGGTTGACCATTTCGCATTGGTATTTTTTCGAGGTGCTGAGAAGAGGTTGTAGGCGGCAAAGGCACTGAAGGAGGAAGGCGAGACGCCGGAAGAATTGTTGCGGTCAATCAAGGAAAACGAGGCGGCAGTGGCGGAGGCACAGAGAGTGGTTGACGCTTGGAAAGCCATCGTAGGCGAGGAGTCACGCAGAGAGGCTGCCGCCAAAGCAGAAGCGGAGCGCATAGCGACCGAGAAGGCGGAAGCGGAAAGAAAAGCCGCTGAGGAGCGCGAACGTGCTGAGAAAGAGGAAAAGGCTCGCATTGAGGCAGAGAAGAAAGAGGCGGAGAGGATTGCTGCAGAAAAGGCGGAGGAAGAAGCTCGTGTTGAAGCCGAAAGGAAGGCAGAGGAGGAGCGTAAAGCCAAAGAGGAGGAAAGAAAGGAACGTGACGAGAACGGACAACCTTTCGTTGTCTCGTCGGACGGAACAACAACATTCGGAGAGATAACGGAGGACACTGGTCTTACCGTCGCTCCGATAAAACTGAGCGAGGGTGTGGCTGACGAGATGGGAAACGGCTATGGACTGCGCCACATAGAGGCACGCCACGGAGACCAAATCAGAAAGGCAGGATTCTCCTCGGTGGAGGAGTTCATTGAACAAGTCGCAAAGAATTATGATGTCATAAAAGAAGGTTCTGACAGAAACGGAAATAAGACATACAGGCTTTTGCTGACCGACAAACACAATAATACACTAATGATTGAACTGTCGAAAGATGGTTCTTATTGGAATGTAAATACAGCTGGAGTTTTCAAGAAATCTTACGGAAAAGATAAAAAGGAAGTGTATAACCGCCATACTACGGTTAAGCAGTCTGCCGAAACTGCTGAAACATCGCAAGCCGATGAGCATAGCGGCACACAATCGACTTCCCGCATGAACGTTCCTACAACTTCCGCTGACAAAGGTACGACTTTACAAGAAGACCAACAAACTTCTGATAAAGAAAATACTAAAAAAGTCGCTGATAGTGAGGGTGAAAATACACTTAAAGCCAAAATTGAAGCTGCGTCAGCCGATGTGAACACCGAGCCCACCGAAGCACAGAAAGAGGCTGGCAACTACAAGAAAGGTCATGTGCAGGTGGGTACGTTCGACATCACTATTGAACAACCAGAGGGTAGCATACGCCGTGGCACAGATGCTGACGGAAAGAAGTGGGAAATCAAGATGCACAACACTTACGGCTATTTCCGTGGCACGGAGGGCGTGGATGGCGACCACATAGACGTGTTCCTCTCCAATGACATTGACGGTTGGAACGGACGCAAAGTGTTTGTCGTTGACCAATACAACCCCGATGGCACATTTGACGAGCACAAGGTGATGCTCGGCTTCAACGATATGGACGAGGCAAAGAGCGACTATCTTGCCAACTATGAGAAAGGTTGGGAGAATGGGCGCAGGATAACCGTGTCCACAACCAATCTTGAAGACTTCGAAAAATGGATAGACAGCAGTCACCGCAAGACAAAGCCATTCAGCGAGTATTCGTCAGTGAACAAAGAAACCGTTGCCACCGACAAAGGTGGTGAAAAGGCGGAGAAGAAGCAAAAGAAGCAGAGCGTTTTTGACAAGGCTAAGGAGATTGCCGACAAGGAGGAGAAGAAACGCAAGGCTGAGGCTGACAAGCCAAAGCAAAAACCGCTGACCGAGGCGGAGCGCAAGGACGCCGAGGAGGTCGCAGGTGCGTTGGGCTATCGTGTGGAATGGGTGGACACGATGGAGGAGAACGGAACGATAGACGCGGACAGGAAAGTGATCCGTATCGCAAAGGATGCCGAGAACCCGTTGGTGCAGGTGCTGGGACACGAGGTGGCGCACGGAGTGAAGCGGATGGACGGTGGCAAGTTCAAGGCTTTGCAGAAGGCGGCTATGGAGGTCGTCGGCGAGAAGGAATGGAATGAACGCATCGAGAAGAAGCGCAAATTGAATGCTTATGCCGAGGGGAAACTTGCCGAGGAGGTGACGTGCGACATCGTTGGAGAGGCGTTGAACGACAAGGAAGCGTTGAAGCGTCTTGCCGAGTCGCTGAGAGGAGAGAAAGGCATTTTTGCCCGTCTGCGTGACGCAGTGGCGAGGATGGTCGAGTATTAATGCCACTGTCATTTCAAGTGCTGACGGAGCAAAGATAAAAAACAATCTTGGAACACTTGCAACAAATTATGAGAATAATGTGAGCGAGGAAATAAGCATTGTTATTTCAAGCCACAAAAACAAAGGCTTGCACAATGACGGCAACGCCCATATCATAGAATATTCCTACTCAAAACGTGCGCTTGAAACGCAGAAGGCAAGCCTTTGGCCGAGATGATCCGTTCGGTATCTGACGCATTGGTTGGTGAAGAGTTCAAAGACACGACAGGCTTGGCCGAGCGCGAGGAGGTTAACGGCAGTTCAGTCCGTGAGCATCGTGTATACCACGGCAGCGGAGCGGACTTCGATGCTTTTGACCACTCGCATATGGGCGAGGGAGAAGGTGCGCAAGCTTACGGCTGGGATACTTATGTGACCGAAGTGGACGGTATCGGCAAGACGTATGCTATTCAGAATACAACAACGCACAATGATGCTTTACGTGCATTGCAACACGATGTAGATGCCATATCTGACCAACTTAACAGACACCGGGGATGATTTGAAGTATGACGAAGAACAGCTAAAACGTGCTAATGAATGGAGAGCTGAGGCTGAACTTGCCTATGATTACCGACAATGACAAGTTCTTCCAAAAACATTATATAACCCGCACACTATTTATCATAATACAAATTATAGGATTAATTATTAACTTTTAAATATAACAATTATGACTAAGAACGAAATTATCAGATTCTTACAAAAACTTTCCCCCTACTGCATTAAGTCTTTGGGTCTTGTTTATCATAAGATGACTAGTAATGGCTCTTACTACTATCTGTATAACTATAGTGCCATGGCTCAGTTTACTGATGTTCCTCTCTGTGAGGTTTTGTTGTCTTTGTACAAACTTCGTAGTTATGTCCGTGTCATACATCTTGTTTATTTTGACAGGCAAGGACAAATGCAAGAAATTCACTATAAGGTTAAAAATTTCTCTAATTGCGGAACTTTGTCGAATTTTATTAACTCTAAATAAAAAAAAATGGAAAAATCAATTAACTATCTTGTGTCAATCACTACTACGAAAATTCCTAACGCTAAACCGCACTTGGTGCGCTGTCCGGCTAACCAGATTCAGCAATTGATGTTCGAGTTCCCCAACTCTATTTTCTTAATTCAAGAACTTCCGGATTTTGTCTCACATCCCGAACTTCTCGACAATGAGGGGTCTAAACGTTAAACTCTAAATAAATGTAAAATGAAACCAACTGCTAAAAAGAATCTTATCAAATGGCTTACCTACATTCTTACTGCAATACTCGGTGCTTTAGGTGGTAACCAAATTCCATTGTAACATTCGTTCTTTACATATTAATTAAAATTTTGTTATTGATGTTTGAGAGATTGCTCCATACCTGTCTACGCCCTCGAGTTGTCTATAACTCTTTTGGTGACAAAATCGTCACCTCTTGTGGCAAATGCGCCTATTGCGTAAACAAGCGTGGAGCATATTTCTCACGTCTTTGCGAATGTGAATCTAACGATAACGCCTATACCTATTTTGCTACTCTTACATATTCTAAAAACTTCATTCCAAAGGCTTGGCTTGGCTACAATGGCGATAATACTTTCGATATTTTCTCCGTCTGTCGTAGGGATAAGGATAATTACGGCAATGCTCTCGCCCTTGATGTTAAATTTCCCCTTGAAAAGGCTGTCTGGATGTGTAACAAATGCAAACTTGGTGGCATGCACATTTCTTATCCTCTCAAATCTGATTTACAAAACTTCCTCAAACGTTTTCGCATTATTCTCAAACGTAAATATGGCATAAATGAAAAAATCCGTTACTACGCTGTATCAGAATACGGGCCTAAATCTTTCCGTATACATTTCCACCTCCTCTTTTACTTCGACTCTCCCGAAATCGCCTCGGTTGTTGGAAAAACTATACGTCAAGCGTGGCGCTTTGGTCGTGTCAATTACTCTAAATCAAGAGGACACGCTTCTAACTACGTTGCGTCTTATATCAATAGCGCTTGCGACTTACCCTCTATATATCAAAATCGCTTCCTTTGTCCGTTCTCCTCGCATTCTAAATACTTCGGTACGTCTTATTACCGCTATATTAAAAAAGAGATATATGCGGATGCCTCTTTCCTTGTTAATTCCCACAATCGCTTGCTTGGCTCTAAATCCGTTGAAATCTTTCCAAGCCGGTCGCTTAAATTACTATTTTTCCCCAAATGTAATGGCTTTTCTCGGCTCGATTCTGCGAACGCAATTGGCCTTTATCGCTTGTACTACACCGCCCAAAACGTCTTAGGCTATCAGTCTGTCCCCTCTCTTGCAAAGGCTCTGCATTCTGCTCTGCTCAATCATTCCATACCTATGTTTGATTGGCTTTATTATTTCTTAGGTCTCAAACCCGTTAAATGTTTCTATCCGCAACAAATTCAGCGTATAGAATCGCTTCTGTACACCTCTAAACACTTCATAGAGTTCTGTTGTGACGGCTCTATTGATTATGATGTTCATTTGGATAAAGTCCGTGCTATTTATAAATTTTGGTCAGACGTTGCTCTCCGGCAACTTTCTGATTTCTATTCTGCTCAAATCGCTCTTTCTGATGCTTGCACCGATAAATCCTCTTATGTTCGTAATCTCTTGCCTTTCTATCTCGATAACTGGCATAAGATTCTCCGCATATCCTACCATGATTTTGTAACTACCTATCTTAATGGCCGTAATACCTACTACTCTGTTCTACAACTATCTAATATTGCTAAATCTTTTGATGTTTCAGACGTTGAAATACACTTGCGTAAACTAATGCGTAAAATGCACAATGACGCTAACAATATGTTTTATTAACTAATTTATTTACTTATGTCTAAATCCTTATTTCAATTTAAAGACTTGAAAAACCACACACATAGAAGTGGTTTTGACCTTTCCAACAAAAATGCTTTCACCGCCAAAGTCGGTGAATTATTGCCGGTCTATTGGAAATTCGTAATCCCCGGTGACAAGTTCACCGCACAAGTTCAACACTTTACTCGTACGCAACCCGTTTCCACGGCTGCTTATACTCGTATTAAAGAGTATTATGATTGGTTCTTCGTTCCTATGCATTTGCTTTGGAAAAACTTTCCCACTGCTATTACTCAAATGAAAGACAATCCTGTGTCTGCCGTTTCGCTTAAGCAAAATGCTTCCGTTTCTTCTCAACTTCCATATTTCACTCTCGAGCAACTTTTTGCCCCTTGGGCTGAAGTCGATTCTGTCGAACAAGGTGCGCCCTCTGTTCTTACCGGTCTTTCCACCGGATATAATCCCGCCTCTATTGTAGCACAAGATAAGTCTCGTGGTAATAATTTCTTCGGCTTTTCTCGTGCGCATCTCTTTGGCAAACTCATGTCTTATCTCGGATATGGTCGTATTACTGACGAGTATATTAAAATTGCTACTGATTTCCCATCGTCAACCTCTGCAAAACAAAAAGGCTGTTATGCTAAAAATTTTGCTGTATCACCATTTCCGCTACTCGCTTATCAAAAAATCTATCAAGACTTTTTCCGCCGTCCCGAATGGGAATCTGCGAATCCATCTGCTTATAATATAGATTACGTTTCTGTCTATAATGGCGATACTTCTCGCCTTAATTTCCTCAAGGCTTCCGGCATTCTTCATGATGCAACTTCTACCTATTTCAATCAACTTGGTATGTTCGACCTACGCTATTGCAATTGGCAAAAGGATATGATAATGGGACTGCTTCCTAAATCTCAATATGGCGATGTTGCTTCTGTGGTTTCTGATGGTGTTCTCCCTTCTTCTACATCTTCTGTACAGGGTTCTATTTCTCAGTCTGCCCCTGGCGTATATAGTTCTAATGATAAATCATTTGTCTATTCTTCTGAAAATGTCACTGTCGATGGTTTTCAAGGTAATCTCTTGGCTAAAATTGATGGGAATCCGCTTCAAGGTGGTTCTCCTCTTTCTGCGCCACATGATCATTCTTTTTCATTGGCCGCTTCTAATGTTGCGCAAAAATTCTCCGCTTCTTTCGATCTTCTTCAACTTCGTGAAAAACAAGCGCTTCAGCGATGGAAAGAAATATCCTTACCGGATGGTCATGACTATTGCGAACAAATTTATAAGCATTTCGGTGTTCGCCCGTCTAATCACCTTGGGTACCTTTCTACCTATCTCGGTGGTTCGTCCTCTAATATCGATATAAACGAAGAAGTCAACTCTACACTTGACACACCGGACGCTCAACCTAATATCAAAGGCAACGGCACTGGTTCTAACAACTCTAAAGAAATCCATTTTGAGTCTAAAGGTGAATATGGTATTTTGATGTGTATTTATCACGCAGTTCCGCTTCTTGACTACGACTATACCGGTATTGACCAAACTTTATTGACTACTGATGCCAATGATTATCCTATTCCCGAGTTTGACAGCATTGGTATGCAATCTTTCTCCGGCTCTATCATTAGTAATGACCGCTTCACCCTCGAAAATAGAAAATCCGGTGGTCAAATCACCTTGCCTACTGATTTTGTAGGTTATGGTTCTCGCTATCTCCCTTGGAAGACTTCTATTGATGTCGTTAATGGTGCATTCCGCACAACTATGACACACTGGGTTGCACCCGTCACTCCGGACTATCTTCGTGATATGTTCGTAGGTGAAGACGGACGTTTCCTTTTCAACTATTCGTATCCGTTCTTAAAGGTTAATCCTTGGATTCTTAGCAGTAAGTCGATTTTCTTTGTTTCTCCGGATAGTACAGTAGATACCGACTGCTTGCTTGTCAATTCATTTTTTGACGTCAAGGCTGTCCGTAACCTCGACTATGATGGTATGCCTTATTAGTTGCTAACTTCAAATTTCTAATACAATGTCAGATACAAAACGTTTATTCAAAGGCTGTCCTCTTTGTGACCAACCTTTACAAATTTTCGCCGAACAATCGCCCGTTCATGAACTGCTTCACACTGAGGTCAAAACCGGTGATGAAACTATCGTTTTCGCACATTCCGATGTGTTCTTACTCTTCAATCAAGACCGCTTGGAGCGTACCCTCGGTGTAGATACTCTTCGCTCTTGGCTCAATGATGTCCGCCCCAACAATTCGCCTAATCTCAGCGCACAATTCAGCGATGAGCAATTGGCTTCGTTCATCAAGTCCAAATATGTGCAGTCTCTTTCTGAGGTCTCCGATTGGTATAACTATCTTCGACAAAATACCGCTAATATGCGCTCCTCGCTCGAGCGGTATGTTGCCCAATCCAAGTCTAAAGACGACCCCAAGACTAAGGACGACCCTAAAACTAAGGACGACCCTAAAACTAAGTAATAAAAACTATGAAAAACACCGCGGGGTTTTAGGGGGTGCGTAGCCCCCTATCTCCTCGCTTTTTAATTATTAAATCTTAAACTTATGGCTTCAAATTCGATTGGAAATGGTTCTACCTCTTTTGACCGCTCCACTTATAATCAATTGGTAAAAGGTGATTATGTGTATAAAGATGGTGGTAAACTTAATGGCTCTACCGATAGAACTAATCGTGCTAATTTGGCTATTGCTCGTGAAACTAATGCCTATAACTATCTCCTCGCTTCAAAGCAAAATGATTGGAATGTCGAACAATGGAATCGTGAAAACGCTTATAATACTCCGTCTGCTCAACGCCAGCGCTTGCTCGATGCCGGCTTAAATCCAAATCTTATGCTTGACGGAGGTGACGCCGGCAACGCCCGTGGACTTGATTCTGCCAACTATGCTAACGCTCAACCTACCACTATGCAGAATCCTGCACAAGAAAAACTCGGCATGCTTCAGTCTATTCAAGGCGTTTTGCAATCTGCTAATGAAACTGCTATGCAGTACGCTAAGCAACGCTCTGAAATTGCTAATCTTGATTCTCAAACTAATGCCCAAAACATACAAAATTCGTATCTTAGGCTTTTTCTTGATAAGAATTTGGAAAAACTCGGACATGATACTACGACATCTAAATGGATGTCTAAAAATAGTGAAGAGACTTATGCAAAAACGTGGTTGGAAAACAATTACATGCTTGCTTATGGTTTCAAGAAAGGTCGCTTAGAGAATAATCTCATTTCTCAGCAAATTTCTAACCTTATGACCGAGCAAGCTTTTACTAATGAACGCTCCAACATTTTGCAGAAGGAGTATCAATGGTTTGATGATAGGGCTTTAATGGAACTTTATGAAGCGTCAACCCGTGCAATGCTCAATGGCTCTAATGCTTACTATGCTATGCAACAAGCCTTTAACGTTCAAGAGCAAACTAAAGGTCTTAAAATGGATAATGATATGAAATCTAAACTATTTGATGATGTTTATAAGGCTTCGCAGGCTGATTTGCAAAAGACTCTTGGTTATTATGGCAAAAATCCTTATGAGTTCGGCTCTATGCTTAGACGCAATGAGTATTCTAATACTTATTGGTCTAATCGCTTCTCTCGTAATCGTGCCTTTAACGCTGCTCAAACCCCTGGCTTTATGGGTTCTGGTTTGTCTGCACCTAATTTTATGACTAATCTTGCTGATGTTCTTAATCTTTGGTAA